TTGAAATCAAGCGATGTATAGTAGTTATTGGTAGCATTGGTATCCGTAATTACCAGACCACCAAGAGAAGTGCCTGTAAAAGCAGAATTTGATGCCTTGTAAACTTGAACCCTTGTATTTGGCGAAGTCGTACCAATCCCCACATTGGCACTTGTATCTATTGTCAGTGCGGCTGTTCCAGCAGTTTGAAGTTGGAGGATGCCGCTGGTGTCAGCCGTTTGTACCAGCCCTGCGCTGGTTGAGGCATTGATTGTCGTGGTCACTGTTGCGCTCCTTTAAGTTGAGCAATTTCAGCGGCTTGCGTTGCAAGAGTTTCCGCCTGTGCGTCTACGATTTGTTTGAGTTCTTGAATGGCGGCTGTCAATGTAGCAACCAAGAAGCTAGTGTCGATGCCTTGGGGCTTGATTGAGCCGTCTTCGTTGACTGCATCCTTCTCGCCTGATACCGCTTGGGGGCATACTTGTGCAAGTTCGTGAGCAATAAAGCCTTCACCAGCAGAGCCATCTACCTTCCAAGTGTAGGTGCAGGGTTTGAGTGCAGCAACACGAGCCAATGCGCCTGTCATTGGTGCAATGTTTTCTTTTAGTCGATAGTCAGACGATGTGTTGTAAGCAACTGCGGTTGTGCCGTTTTGCGTAATACCGCCTATCAATGTAGCGTTGTATTTAAATGGCATGTAGTATTGACCACTAGGAGAGCTTGTATCGTGTCCAATAGTTATCTGAGCATTACCACCCACTGCAAGACCAATACCCGGATTTGGAGAAGTTGCACTTGTAGTCCCCACCAGCAAGTTACCGCTGGAGTCAATACGCATGCGTTCGGAACTGTTGGTGCTAAATACGATTGGAAACGCTCCGTCAGAGTATAAAACTCGCCCATATGAACCTGCGCCAAATGAGCCACCAGTCGATGTGTCAATACCTATATAAAAATTATTTGCACCGCCGTTATTGTTTATTTCAAGAACGCTTTGGTTTGTAGTCGCCGCTGTAATTTTTCCAAAAGAAGCAGATGTTGAATACACTTCTAGTTTTCTACTTGGCGAACTCGTACCAATCCCCACATTTTGTGAGGTGTCAATCGTGACTGCATCTGTAGTTCCATTTGACTGTAATTTAAGAGTGCCGTTACTTGCAACGCCACTAGAATTTAATGTAATTTGTGCCATTTACCCACTCCTTTTATGGTGTTCCATTTGCAACAATGTTTGCCGCTGATGTGATGATTCCTGTGGAATCCATTGAGGCAATTGTAGTTGCGCCATACTTGAATAACAACTTTGTGCCACTTTGCACAATCGTGAAATTGGTTGTTGCCAACGACCCTGCCGATCCTGTCGTGTTTTGATTCAGCGTTGGAATATCTGCGGCGACTATCACCCTGAAACTCGGCGCACCAGAAGCACCATTGGGTGAGGCTAAAAAGTAATTAGCCGTCTTAGAACCAAATGGATTCTGCGTGTCTCCATAGCCTGAAGACAGGGAAATCGCTGGAGTCGTACCCCCACTAGATGCCACAGGCGAGGTGGCAGTCACTGAAGTCACAGGGGCAGTGCCACTAGAGGCGGCAGTGATCAATCCCTTGCCATTGACAGTGATAGAGGCATTGGTGAAACTGCCCACATTGGTGTTGACAGTGGCAAGCGTCCCTGCGGCAGTCACATTCGCAGAACCATCAAAACTAGGACTTGTGTAGGTCAAATCCCCTGAAATAGAGATTGTTCTGCCTGTGGTCAGCGTGGCGGCTGATCCAGTGGTGTTTTGGTTAAGAGTCGGAATATCTGCCGCAACAATGGCTCTGAATGTGGGTACACCTGCCGATCCATTGGGAGCCGCCAAGACATAGTTGGCAGTTTTGGAAGCATAAGGATTCTGAGTATCCCCATACCCACTTGCCAAACTGATGGCTGGTGTTGCACCACCACTGGAAGCCACAGGGGATGTGCCTGAAACAGAAGTCACACCAGTATTGGCAACAGTGATAGAACCTGCGCCATTGGTGACAGAAATGCCTGTTCCTGCGGTCAGGTTAGCCTTTTCCCAAAGGTCAGTTGTATCGTTGTAAATCAGTAGTTGACCATCAGTAGGGGATTGAGCCGACACATTGTGCAACTCATCCATCTCATAGCCATTTTGAATTCTTACCTCAATTGAGCCTTGATTGACATGGCTACGAGTGACCACACCAATGTAAACAAGGTGGTTGGGTGCGTATTGCTTGGTGGAAGTGTATCCACCAGCCGTGCTAGAACTCAGATACAACTGAGTACCTGCGGCATAGGCAGATGTGTCTAGCCCTGCAATATCACCTGAGAGAATGGCATAACCATTGTTGTTGTTGGAGATGTCAGCAAAGACAACACCAAATGTTTGGGCAGAAGTGGCATCACTGTTGGCAATGGCTTTGGATACAGTGGCTTTGTTGCCTGATGCGCCACTGATATAGACCACTGTTCCCTTGGAAAGCGTTGCACCTGTCTCATTACGAATTTGTGCAATCACCCTTGGGGATGAATAAACCGCTAAGTCAGTCGTTGAGCCTGTGGTGGTGACAGTGACGCTAGAGTCAGTCGAGGTGACAAATTGCAAGGTTTCTGATTGGTCAATCTTCTGCCAAACAGTTCCATTGAATATCAACCAATCACCGACTTGCCAATCTGTAATGCCATTGAGATTAGTTGAGCCAGCAACACTAACGACATAGTAGTAGCCGTTAGTACCAGTACTAGATGTAAGAGTAGGCGTGTTAGTAGAAGCATTCCATGTGCCTTGATAGGACAAACCACCTGCTACAGATGCCCAAGAAAGTGCAGAGCCATTGGTTGTCAGAAACTTTCCTGAATTTCCTGTTTGACTAGGAATCAGGTTGTCGATCTGGGATTGTAAGGAAGCTAGAGTATCAAGAACAGACTGAGAAGTACCGCCACCATTAGTAATGACTTTGATACGTTCTGCAAGATCAGGAGCAACAACCTCACCAACATTGAGTTCAACACCAGTAGACAGTTTAATAATGAGGCTACCATCAAAATCAATACGAGCAGAGGTAACAGAAACACCATCAACGCCGTCCACTCCATCACGCCCATCTCTACCAGCGTCACCTTTATCACCCTTTGCGCCATCTCTGCCGGGTCTTCCATCTTTTCCATCACGACCATCCTTTCCATCTAAGCCGTCACGACCATCTTTGATGGAAGCCACTCGTTTTTCGATGGCATTACCCAAGTCATCGTATCTTGACCGAATGTCAGCCTCAATCTTCTTGAGTGCTTGAACAACTAAGTCAACATTCTCACCAATCCTACGCTTTTGTGCTTCTTTGGCTTGAGCAACAGAGGATTTGACAGACTCCAAAACTGCCATCTGCTGTTCAGGAGTCATATTCTTGAGAATCAACTCCTTGGCAAGATTTTCAATATCCATCACTCAGCCCCTGTTTGAGCAGAAGTCAATTGTTTGGTCAACTGATTCAAGAAGTCTTCTTCCATGCCTGAAATCTTGTTGTTCTTCTCAGCCATCTGCATCTCAACAATCTTTGACTTGTTCTTGATGTCTGCTTCCTTCAGCATCAATTCAGCAATCTTGACCCTCTTATCGAATTCTTTAGCGGCTAAGTCATCGCTTGTGGGCAGATTCTTGGTAGTCGCCGCCATAGTCTTGGCTTGAACTTCTGCTGGCATCAGTTGAGCCTCGGTCAACAATTTCTGAGCCTCGGCACGATTCTGTTCAGCTTGAGTGGTTTGGACTGCAATCTGAGCCTGAGCCGCTTGCAAGGCCAACTGCTGTTGAACCTGTGCCATCTGCTGTTGTTCAGGATTGGGTTGCATCATCTCATCCAACTTGGCAATCAACTCCATGCGGTTAGACAGGCTTGAATTACCCACAATTCCCTTGAGAATGATGGGCAGAACAGGCGTATCAGCACCAAGGGTTTGGAGTAGGCCGATGAATTGTTGTTGCTCGTACTCTCTGGCAATGATGCCAAGGGTGGCAGTCGGGATGAAGTTCATGTCCACAGAGGGATAACGCTCAGGATCGAACTGCATGAACCTGAACGCCGCCTTCTTGATGAATGGAATCAGGAAGTCTTCTTGGAAATTGACCAAAGTACGCTTGTACTTCTTGATGATGGTGGCAACTGCCATCGACATCCCTGCATTACTGCCATCCCTAGCGGCCTGAGACACCATGCCATTGGAGTCCAAAGTACCAGTAGCCTGAAGAAGCATGGTTTGGAATGCTTGAGCAGTTGCAAGGTTGTTTTGGTCTGTCGTGCCAAACTTGAATGGGTAAAGAATCTCGTTGGGATTGCCGTTTGTCAGGATGGCTTTGCCCGGTTTGACCTCAAACTTCGCACCACGAGGCAAACGAGTTGCATCCATCGCCATCATGGGGCTAGTGGTCAAGGCTAGAGAGTCCAAATGACTGCGAGTCTGAGCATCTATGGCCTTTTGCATATTGAATGCTTTTTCCACAGTGCCACGACCAAGCAATCGGTTGGGAACAGTGTCATCTTGGTAGGACAAAACAGGTCTGTCCTTCATCATGTAAGGGTTTTCTTCCGCTTTGAGGAGTAAACCATCGTTGGCAATGACCACAATGGCTTCAACCATATCGGTGTAGTCCTCTGCCGCCGAGTTTTCTGGGAATAACTCAACGATTTCCTTGTTTTCCTCCATGTTGTTGAGGTATTCACGAGGAACCAGACCATAGTAGGTCAGCAAAAGCACCTTTTCGTCCTGATATTGGCTTACCTCTTGGGTTGGCTCAAGGTCAGTGTCTTCGTAGGTGGGCGTGATGTCTACTTTTCTGTAGATTCCCTTCTCAATGCCAGCCACAATCTTATGGATAGAGACATATTTCTCGATTGCCACCCCCATACAGTCATCCACAGATGTGCCGTTGGGGTCAAAGAGGAAGTTCTTGGGGTTGACAGGGACAATCTTGACTGCCACTCTGTCTTTTTCCATCACGCCAATGGCGGCTTGACCGGGCTGACCCATGATGGGTTGGGTAGATGGGATGTATTCTTTCTCTGATTTAACGATGATTTCGCCAATCCCAGTGCCGTAGATTTCAGCCATCAACTCAATCTGGTCTATGGACTTCCTGATCTTGTCTTTTTTGAAGTCTTCCATCAATTGAGACTTGATGAGTTCTACATCAATCGGGTTTCCATTGATGTCTTGGATGTTGTCTTCAATGTCAAAGAACTCACCTTGACCAAAGATGGCTTCCATGATCTCGGCATGGCGTGTCTCAACTGCTTGTTGGGTAGCAGGGGTGACGATTCGGCTACGCTCAGACTCACGGGTCTTGTCTTCAGATGCCCATTGGCCTCGGAAGATGCGTTCGTACTCTAGCCAATCAGGGAGAAAGTTGGTGTCTCGGTAGTCTCGCCACCGATTGCAGTGGTCTACAACAAAGTCGGTAAGTTCTTTATCAGCCTCGGTAGGCTCGTAGAAGTCGTTTTGATTCAGTTTTTCAGTTGCCATTACACCCCCGCAATTACATCTATTGGCTCCCAATCATCTTCTTGGTCATCCACAAAGTAAGATGTCACAGCCAGTTGGTCAATGTACGACAAGGCATCGGGTAAGTCATCGTGAACGCCTTGGGATGGGAAAAGTAGGAGTTGATCCTTGAATTCATCCCAATCTTCTTCAGCGTTTAGCACAATCCTTCCATGCTCAAATCGCCCTTGAAGTGACCAAATAATACGATCAGCCTTTTTGCGATTGCCGTGGGTCAAGTCAACTATGTGCGAATATACATTATTTTTTCGCATCAAGTCACTCAAATAGGGTAGAACGGCATTCTTTAATGCCCCCCTCTCAATCCCCACGCTCAGGGGTTTGTACTCCCTCATCTTCAGCAAGATGTTGGCGGCAGTCTCCCTGATGTCCCACCGCCCAAAGGCAATCTCTTTGACAAACCACTTGCCCTCGTCCGTGACTTTGACCACCGCAATGGCAGTCTGGTCTAGCCGTTTCTTGGCGTTAGCCGCTTGTTTGGCAACTTCCTCAAACCCGGCTAAATCACAGGCAATATAGTAACTTCCATACTCAGGCTCAACCCCATATTTCAGCCATTCTTCTTTAAATACATCGCTTCCAGCGTTGTCAAAGGAGGCCATGTACTCTTGTTTGAAGGCAAAGGTGGAGAGGG